GTTACTTTTTTAACATCTTCACTAAATGATTTAAGTGCTTTACTCACACCCAATACAAATGCAACAAGAGCTAATTTTAAAAGTTTCGTAGGGTCTTTTGATATTTCTTTTGTAAATGCTTTACCCAATAATACAGTTTCTTTAACTTTATTATTAAATTCATCATATTTTTTATTAAATACTTCTCTAGCTTTATCTTGAGCTTTTGCTTCATCCACCAACTTACCAGTATTTTTAATATCCTCTCTAACTGCATCTGCTCTTTTTCGAACTATATCTAATGTTTCTTGAGCTATATCTCTATCCTCTTCAGAAAGAGTAATTAATTTCTCTTCTAAATCCTCAAGGTCTTGTAAAGCGTCTGCTTCATCATAAGCTAACAATTGTTTTTTAGTACTAATATCATTAGAGTTTAATCCAAGTTCAACTATTTCTTTAAAAATATCTCTAGCTCTATCACTACCACCGAAATTATCAGCAGTTTCACCAATTTTACCTATTGCATTAACATAAGTTTGTGCCTTTTTATCATTAAAGTTTAGAGGCTGAAGACTTTTAACTCTTATTTTTTGAACTTTTTTACCTAAATCATCAAAACCAGAATTTACATCATTAAGTGAATCCAAATAGCTTTTAATTACACCCTTTTCTTTTTTCCAACCATCAATTCTTCCTTTAGAAGCTTCTAAAGCTTTAGTATCTCCCGCTTCTTTAGCTCTATTATATTTTATTAATTCATCATTAATCTTTTTATCAAGTTCAAGAAGTTTAGCTCTTTCCCTAAGAATTCTAAGAATAGATTTCTCTGATTCAGATTGAGACTCATTTATCCTTTGTTGAATTCTTTCCGATTCAGTTAGAATTTTGTTCTGTTGTTTTGGGTCTATTGCCATACCTTCTCTACTTTAAATAAATTTATGAAATGTGGATGTAACAATTAAAAAGAAAAAATTATTTAAATGCCTTTTCTAAAGCATCTAAGGCTTTGACAGCATGTCTTTGTTGAGCAGGTGTTCCGTTTTTCAATAAATCTTCCATTTTATCATCAAAATTTTTATTTACTGACTTTTTCCACCTACGAAGAACATTATCAATAAAGCCTTCCATAGTTATTTTTTTCTTAGACATATTTACTCCGATTTTGAATATTATAAATCAATAATAAATATCATATATCAAAGATTTTATCTACTTTGTAAGGCTTTCTTTTGAGCTTCTTGTTCTTGTTTTTTGACTTTGACTAATTTATCAAGATAATATCTTCTCATCATAACAGGCATAGTATAGACGTCGGAAAAAGTGAAACTATTTCCGTAATTGATTAATGAAAAGATTTCGTCGTGAACTACTTCTTTATATTTCGGATTCGGGCCAAAAAAATCGTATCCCAATCGGTACATTAACCGTATGGGACTCTCCTATTTGGCTTGTATAATCAGTTTTGAAGATGATATCAGGACTTATATCTGTGTAAAACTTTCTAAACTCCTTTGAATCTCTTGCAAGAAACTGATTTTGAATAAAATCGTTCACTACTTTTTTATCGGTTTCACCATCAACTGAAATGATTTGGTGTTTTAACCTTGTGGTTAATTCGTTTGAAACACCTGTAACTTGAGTTAATTTAGCTGTAGCTTTTAACTCTTCATCGATTTTTCTTTCATCTTGATGAGTAAGTAATTTGAATGTGATTACTCTTTTAGAAGTAGGTAATGTAAATTCAAATTCATTTTTACCATCTTTGAAAAGTTTTTCATCGATTTTTTTTGTTTTTAATGAAGTTAAATCAAAAGTGTGTTCCACTTCTAATGAAGTATCAGGGTCATCTAATTTTACGGTATAATCCTTACCATAACCCAACACTCTTGTACCCAACATAAGAGCATTTTTATCTCCAATCAACAAATCATCTAATTTAACTTTAGGATTTGCAATGACACTTTCAAGTAACTTATCAATTACTGTGCCTTTTTCGATTAAATTTGCTGACGAAAGAATATCTTCCTCTTTTGCTGTCATATATTTAACTTCTATTGTTCCACTACTTAATGGACTATCTTCTGGATATAATAAACCTTTTGAAGGTAAGGATAGTTCTTCAGTAGGAAACGCATACTGATTTTCAGCCATTTTGTTTTCTCCTGTGAAATGTAATTAAAACCATATAATATAACTATGTTGTAACTTTAGAAAAAATCTAATTTATTTTTTGTTTCCTAAAACTTTTTCAGCACCTGCGATACCAAAACTACCTAATGTAGTGAATAGGAATGAGTTATACACAACATCATTGATAACTAAATCTTTACCCATGATACCTGTGATAACATCTGCCATAGCAAACACAACCATTATCGTAAACGCTCCGAAACCAATTATTGATTTCTCATTATAGTCGTTATTATCTTTAAATATTTCCCACATTTTCATATGCCCTCCGCTATCGGTTCTCTGAACCGGTTATTGTTAAACTCTTAGTAAGAAAGTATTGCGTAATCGTAACGAAGTGTCAAAGTAATATCTGCCACATCTGTACCATTAGCAAAATCTAAATCATTGAAGTTAGCTGATTGAATGAAAGCACCTTTCAATACCCATTCTTCAACTTTATCACCAACTGGTCCTAACATATTGAAAGTAATATCTTTCTTGTAGAAATCAGCATATCCATCACGACCTGTTACTGATTCGTGGTGTAATCTTACCCACTCCATAACTGCTTGTGCTCCACTTGGAACGATTGGGTCGTATAATGTGATTTCTAATGTTTCCCAAACACCTTTACCTTTTAGGTATCTTTTAACATTGATGTGATTTAATTCTATTTCTTCAAATGTAATATTTGGTCTATTCGCGGTTTTAACGAAATATGATGGAATACCATCGATATACATGACGAAACGATTTTTCGTTTTTGGTTCAAACGGTGTAAAAAATATTTCGTCTGTTGATAATATGTCGGCCATTTTATTTCTCCTAAAGTTTGTTTGCCGTTATTCTTTTATACATTAATAAATATCAGATTTATAAAAAAAATGATATCGATGCAATAGGTATTTTGATATAGTTCTTAGAAGTTTTTTTGAAGTTTTTTAAAAAAACGCTTGACTTGTATGTATTTTTATTGTTATATTTGAGTGTAAGATATTTTGATAAAGGTAAGCGATCCTGTTAATAAAGAAAGTGAAAGGAAGTGATATAAAGTGAATTAATTTCAGTCATAGTTAGGTGTTAATATCGTAATCCGTTTGGAACCTAATTTAAATAAAAAAAGCCCCACTCGAAAGAATGGGGCTTTTCTTTTATAAGTTAATTTATAAATTAAACTTATTCAGGAAATGCTGCTCCTGTCGGTTGTATTACGAAGTCTAATACGATGAACTCAGCAGTTCTTGTAGGTTGGATAAATATCTGTCCTACTAACTGATTTCTATCAACAACATCTGGTGTGTTGTTAGATTCATCCATCACAACTTTAAACGCACTCAAACCACTATTAGCTTGAACTGATTCTAAGAATGGATTTACTATTCCTAAGAATCTGTTTCTTGTTGCTGCTGTATTTTGTTCGAATACCAAGTATCTTGAAGAACTTGCAATGAATTTACGAAGTCTGATTAACAATCTTCTTACATTGATTCTATCAAGAGCAGATGGTTTTCCTTGTAATGTTTTTTGTCCAAACACTACAACACCTTGACCTGGGAATGAAGCAATCGGATTAATTCTGTTTTCATACAAGTCATCTCTTTCTGTATGAGTTAATCTTGTTTTTGCTTCTAATACTGAAGATAAACCACCTCTGTTTAATCCAGCTGGTGCGAACCACTCGTGAGCTACTTGGTCTGTGAAACTAATCACTCCAGGTAACACAACTGATGGTGGAACCCACATTGGTTTATTTTTAACAGTATCTAATATCTTAACCCAGGGATAGTAAACACCAGCGTAGTTGGTATCAAGTGTTTTAATATCTGCAATTGCATTTGTTACACTTCTACCCCATCTTGAACCATCCATAATGTAGAATGCATCTGCACGAGATTCTACTTTACTAATACCATGATTAGTTACTGAACTATGATATTCATGGATAATACCAGGTGTTACTAATAGATTAATATCAAACTCATCAGGATTTGATACAGCGTTAATTGCTCTTTTGTATGCTAATGAACCACTTTTTAGAGCTCCACTACAATCAAAACCTTGTGTGTTTGTATCTGTAATACTATTACCAGTTGCTTTTAGTGTTGTTGGATTATCTCCATCAAAACCGCCTTGGAAAGGAACAACGAATTTTCTTTGTGCTTTTGCAGATAGTGCAAGAGTGATAGCTTCAGAAGCATCTGAATATGTATCAGCTCCTATTGTATTTGCATCGGCATGTCCATTCATATTCTCAAGTGAGAATGCTGCGTTGTTTCCACTTCCAGCACTTGCTGGTAATGGTGCTAAATACTGTTGGTTATCAGTATTTCCAAAATCCCAACCATAATATACATTTTGGTCAAAAGAACCATTTGTATTGGTTTGTGATGTTTTAAATGAACCACTTGGGATTGTTGTAGTACCAAGAACTGGATTTGTTACTGCTGCAAAACCATGTGGTACTAATGATTCATCAATACCCTCAAGTTCTGTTTCGTAATCACTTAGATAAACATGAACAGATTGATTTGGCCAATCACCATTGTAGGTTAATTTTCCATTTGAATCTATTGTTACATATCTATCACCGATTGCTCTTGGTGCAAAATTTATTGAATCTGGGTCAAAGTTCAGATTTGGAAATTCTTCAAGAACTTCACCATCGTTGTTTTCACCAGGATTATTATTCAACACTCTTAAAGTAAATGAACCATAATCACTACCTGGTACATCACCAGCTGCAGTTACATCTGCAATAGCAATTTTGAAATCATCGTTTACATTTGTACCATGTGAACGAGTATTTACTTTAAACAAATTCTTTCTACTTCCACCACTTAATTGTGATACGATGTAAGGTGTTGTTGCTACTGCATAATCATGTGTGAAATCTTCACCAGTTGATGTAGAAGCACTTACAACTCTTATATCGTTTGCAGAAGTGTATCCAGAAGTTGATGTTGTGAATTTAAATTGTTTATAAACATAAACATCGTGGTTTGTGGTTTGTGGGTCTGTACCATAGATTTTAGCAATATAATTTGCAGAACCTGTATCAAAAGATACTGATACTGCACTATTTGCTCCTACAGTTAAAACTGTATTTGCCCAATCTGCA